CCCTGCAAAGATAAAATCGGGGGAATCAAGCGCGTTTGGATTAAGCAATTCGAATCAACCGATTGGGGCACGATTACCAATGGAGTTATTGCTTCGGCTGGAACGGGCGCGGATCCCAACGTTGCTTGGGACGTGTTCCCTTTTGAGATTACAAAGAACGCAGGTTCATTCCAACAAGCGGTAAACGCATCCGTTGAGAATGGCACTGTTTTCTATTCTCAGGTTCTCGAGTTGTCGATGCCAAACTTGGTCGCAGCGGATAACGTGGAGATTCAAGACTTGCTCAAAAGCCGCTTGACGGTCATCGTTCAGGATGTCAACGATAATTATTTCGCGATGGGTCACACGACCGGGGCAGAAGCTACCGGAGGCACCGTAGGCACGGGAACGGCAAAGGGTGACTTCAACGGCTATCAAATCCAATTGACAGCGGAAGAAGCTATTCCAGCTCCATTCGTTGCGGCTGACGATACGAACATCACGTTCACAGCGGGCACTTGATTTCATTTTCTTTGGTTAGAATATAAAGGAAGGGGGAGGGCATACGCTCTCCCTTTTTTGATTTATCATGATAGCAGCAGGAATCGCACTTCTTCCGGATCGTTACCCAACGAGCCTCAAAACAATTCAAACCCTCCTCCCGCAGGTGGACGCGATTCTCTTGTCTTTAAACGGCTTTGATTCTATTCCCGAGGGCTTGGTTCATCCGAAGATAGATGTCCGTTATATGGGCGTTAATTTGGGCGATATCGGGAAGTTTCACGAATGGGACGGAGACTTCATTTCTTGCGATGATGATTTGATGTATCCACGAACTTATGTTGAAGACTTTAGAAACTCAAAACACAACGACTCAATCTTGACTCATCACGGCTCAACATTTTCCGCACCTGTTACGAATTGGTTCAGATCCAAAGCGGAAGACAGCAACAGCGTTCGATGCTTATCAAGCAACCGCAGAGAGCAAAAAGTTAAGGTTCCGGGAACGGGAGTTTCATTTTATCCCTCTTCCATTTATCCTTCGGTGTATGAATTTATAAAAGAGTCGAACGAGTGGAATTGTCAAGATATGGTGGTCGGAGCATGGCTAAAGAAAGAAGGCAGAGAAGCAATTGCCATGAAGCACTCGAGTTCATACTTTGGGTACACCCATCCCAGAGAAACCATTTGGGAAGAAACAACACAAGACCGGGTCAAACAGACCAATAAATTCAACAGAATACTCTCATGAAAATAGCACTTCATATTCCTGTATGGAAGCGGCTTCAATTGACTCGAGCTTGCTACGTTGGTCTGCAACGCTCAATCCAAGAATTTAAAGAAGAGGGATTCGATTTAGAGCCGTGGATCGGATGGACGGAGCCAAAACATAAAGACCTCGCAGATGAATTCGGTTGGAACACGGTCGAATGTACAAACGAAAACCTCGGTCTCAAGAACCAACAGCTCTATGAAGCAATGAGGGTCACGGAGTTTGATTATTTCATGCAGTTAGGATCGGATGATTTCTTTCTTCCTGGAGTTGCCAAGGTTTATAAAGAGCATATGAAAGAACACGAATTCGCAGGGTTCCGACAGATATATTTCCTAAGAGCAAAAGAGAGGGACGGAACATTGATGCAAGGCTATCCATGCGGAGCGGGAAGATACATGAGCCGACGTATCATCGACGCTTGCCCGAAGTTGTGGTTCAGCCGCAAACGTGGTCTTGATGGAATGAGCATGGACTTTGTAAACCAAGCAACGGGGTTAAAGTGTTTCTATATGCCGGGGTGTTATCTCGCAGATGTCAAGACGGAAGTAGGGATTTCCGAGTATCATCGTTATGATAGTGACATGTATTACCTTGATGACATCATACCCGAAGCCTACTTGATATGATACACCTTAACCCAAATAGCGCAGACGAGCAGTTCATATATCTGACGCTCGCAGAGATGAAGAAGGACTTCCCCGCGTTCACCAATTATCTCATAATTTTGGAAAACATGGCGAGTACTAATAAACACGCTTTCGTTGGAGATGTCGAAGTCGATAACGCTCGATATACCAAGATAAGCGTATACACGAACCAACCCCTCGGGGCTTCAAGCCGTGTCCTATTAACGGAAACGGGGCTTTACACGTACAAAGCATACGGGCAAAACAGCTCAACGAACCTCAACGCGAACGATGCTTCGGTTGTTGCATTGCTCGAAGAAGGAACGCTCAATGTCACGGGTGCGACGGGTTACGAAATACCCGATATCAACATCCCCGATAATTACATATATTACCAATAATGGAATTCATCCAACTCAACCAATACGAAGAGCGATCCTATCGGGAGACAGCCAACAAGATGGGCTTCGTCAATTACGGAGATGATAACCTCTTCCCGCAATACCTCGTCGACCTCTATCATTCGTCTGCTACTCACAACGCATTGTCGACAACTATTGCGATGATGATCTTCGGTGAAGGGTTCGACGCTACGACCCTTGATGGAAGGCTCGCTTTTGACCAATGGAATTTGAACGACGAACTCCGCAAGGCGTGTCTCGACTTTAAGATTCAAGGCGGCTTCGCTCTCGAGGTAAATTGGAGCATCGACCGAACGACTATTGCCAACGTCTCTCACCTACCTTTTGAGAATATCCGCTCGGGCTTCGTGAATGAAGACGAGAAGGTCGAGTATTATTATTACTCGAAGGACTGGAACGACAAGCGAGAAGAGCCGTCGGAGATATGCACGTTCAACCCTGAGAGGAACATCGAACACCCGACACAGATTCTTTACGTGAAGCCGTTCTCTCCGGGGTCGTTCTACTATCCCAAGCCCGACTATGTCGGCTCGATTAATTACATCGAACTCGACAAAGAGATTGGGGTGTACCATATCAATAACATGAAGAACGGCATGAGTCCTTCGTTCTCCATACACTTCAAGAACGGCATCCCACCGCAAGAGGAGCGAAATCGAATCCGGATGGATATCGAGAGGCAGTTGAGCGGAGCAAGCAACGCGGGGAAGTTCATCGTCACGTATTCGGACGATCCCGACAGAAAGCCTGACTTTGAGCCGTTCCAATTGTCGGACGCTCACAATCAATACCAATTCCTTTCGGAGGAAGTTACTTCGAAGATTATGGTCGGACACCGTGTGACCTCTCCGCAAATGTTCGGGGTTGCGGTACCGGGTAAGCTCGGAGGCGGTGGAGAGCTTGCAGAAGCTTCGGAACTCTTCGAGAAGAATGTCATTGCACCAGCTCGACAAGTGGTCACAGAAGCCGTTAAAACGCTTCTGAATGCAGCTGGTTTAGATTCTCAACTTGTGCAGCTATCAGAAGAGCCGCAAGAAGTCAATCTCGATGGATGCGTCGACTATCTCACGGACAAAGGAGAAGAGATGTCGGATGAATGGGAATTGATAGACGAATCTCCCGTCGATTACGACCTCGAGAAAGCACGCGACGCGATGTGGGCTTTTGCTCGGGTTCCTTCCTCGAATCCCAACGGCAAGAGCGAACAAGATACCGAGATCATCAAAGTTCGTTACACCTACGCTCCCAAATCCACGCAAGAGAGTTCCCGTTCCTTCTGTAAAAAGATGGTCAACGCGGGCAAAGTTTACCGCAAGGAAGATATCGAAGCGGCTAGTTTGCGAGCAGTGAACCCTGGACTCGGTGCAAATGGTGCAAATACTTATGACCTCTTTCTCTTCAAAGGTGGGGCACGATGCCATCACTTCTGGAGCCGTCAAACGTACCTCAAAAAGAACAACAAGAAAATCTCGGTCAACCAAGCGAAGAAACTCATCCGAGAAGCGGGAGTCGATGCGAAGCGATTACCCGAGAACGATAAGCGAGTCGCACAACGTCCCATCGATATGCCAAACGAAGGCTTCATAAATCCTCGATAATGTCACTACAAGCAGAAGTCCTCTTTGTGAATCCGGATTACATCAAGCGGATCACCAACATCAATGGAAGCATCGAAGACGCTTACCTCGTTCCTTCGATTATCCTCTCTCAAGACAAGTACATCCAACTCTATTTGGGTACCGACCTCCTCGAGAAGCTCAAGACCGATATCTCGGGCGGTGGGTTGTCGGGAGATTACGCTACCTTAATGAATGACTACGTTCGTAAAGCTACCCTTTGGTGGACGATGGTTGAGCTTATCCCTTCTCTTTACGTGAAGATGGACAACGGCTCGCTCGTTTTAAGGGTGTCTGAGTCAACTCAAACCATCTCGCCGGACGACTTACATAGGGAAGTGGAAAGAGCGCGTCAGAACGCTCAATTCTACACGTACCGAATGTATCAATATCTGTGCAACAACTCGTCTCTCTTTCCCGAGTACAGTTCTAACACTGGTGCGGATATGCTCCCACAACCAGCGGACTACTTCCAGAGCGGGATGAGCATAAGCAGCGGAGGCGTTCCCAATATCGTAGACCTCAAGCAATTCTTCGGATGAGAAAGAGCCGAAAACAAAACATCACCTTATTGAAAAAGTTCCTGGATGACCTCGACCGAAATAATACTAATGATACTCCCAAGCGCGGTCGCGATCGTGGGAGTTTGGGTAAACCTAAACCGTGAAATTGAGAAGCTCAAGGGGCGAATCATCCGCGTTGAGAGCGATAAAGACGAACTCAAAGACATGATGAAAGAAGTCGTGAAAGCAGTTCACAAGATCGAACTCATGCTCGCGGAACGATGAGACACTTCAAGCTGAGAGAATTCGATTCACCCGACGCTCCCGGCTCGGGGCGTATGATGGACAGGGGCTTTCTTCGGTTGCTCGATGAAGCTCGAGATTGCGCTTCAATTCCGTTTGTAATTTCTTCGGGCTTTCGCACGGTCGATTACAACCGCTCCCTCATTGCCAAGGGGTTACCCGCTTCCCGTAACTCCTCGCACCTTTTAGGACTTGCCGCAGATATCGAAGTCCTCAACTCTCAAGACCGTTTTATCATCATCGATGCGTTGATGGAAGTCGGGATTACCCGGTTGGGGATAGGCAAGAATTTCATACACTGCGATATTGACGAAATGAAACCCGAAAATCGAATCTGGACATATGCATGATTTAATAACTAAAGACCGAGATATTCACGTCCTCCCGTTCGAGTTCGAGAATACCGAAGACGTGCGAAGTGTTTACCTGCTTTCAGATATACACTTCGATTCTGTAAAGTGCGACCGCAAACTCTTATTCAAACACCTCGACAGAGCCAAAGAAGAGAATGCGGTTGTTTTGATTCTGGGCGATTTATACGATCTCATGAATATGAAGTTCGATCCGCGCGGCTCTTACGACTCCCTGCGACCAGAACTCAAAGCGATGGCATATATCGATGAGGTCATTAAGGACTGCACCGATAAG